ATGTTGATGCACAAATTGATTTAGATGCTTTAGCACAAACAGTTAGAGATTCTTTATTAGCGCAAAATGTTCCGAACACAATAGATTTAGATAATATTGCACAGGGATACAGAAATGCATTATTAGCACAAAACGTTCCTCATTTAACAAATTTAGATAGTGTTTCTGCTCCTATTAGAAATTCTTTATTAGCAGCAAATGTACCGGCTACACAAAATAATATTGATGCAATTGCTACAAAAGTAAGAAAAGATTTGTTAGCAAGAAATATTGGAGATACAGACCCACTTGGAGCTAACATTATTCTTGTTGGAACAAGTGTTTTCGTAGGTATTTCTAACCTTGATGTTATGAGTGCTATTATTAGAGAAGTAATTTTATTAAAAAATAAAATCTTTTCAGTAAATAGTACGAGTCAATCTCTATGGGGATTAGGAAATGATACTGGTTATCTTTTAACAGATGCATATCTTGCTCAAGCAGAAAGAAATATATATAACTTACAAGGAGTAACTTTTGAAAATAATGCATATTCAGACAGTTTAAGAAGTGCAAATCCAGATGTTTATTTAAAGATGTTGGATGCTAAGTATAATTATAAAATTCAAAATCATGGCACAAACGGAACTCCAACGGAGGTTATTCAAGGAAATAATGGACAATATTTATCTATTGTTTCTGCTGATAAAATTTTAAAACCAGGAGGCGAAGGAGAGATTGGAACCGCCCAATCTATGATGTCCCAAACAGAATCGTCTCAAAATATAGAATGGGCATTTAATGCATCTGGAAAAAGAGGTGTTCATAATATTATTGATACTATAAGAAAAGGAAATACAACTATATCTAAAAACTTTGATGTTCAAGGTAATAATGTTTTTGTTATAGGTGTTAATAAAGACGGAACCAATATGCTATCCAAAAAGAGATATACATACAAAAATCCAAAGGCACTTCCAACTGCAGATAGTTTAATTTTTTCAATTACAAATTATGCTATAGATATTGATAAAGGAAGAACTTTGTATTTACCTCCTTACATAAAAGCCTTTCAACATAGTGATTCTGCACAGTGGACTGAAACCCAATTTCTTGGAAGACCAGAACCGCTTTATACTTATTCTACCGGAAAAAGAGAAGGTACAATAGAATTTTTTGTATTAACAGATTATGCCCAAACTGTTGAATATGGATACAATTTTGATTCTCCAAGTTCTGATAGAACTCCTGAACTTACTGCTGAATTCAATGAATCATTTACAAGTAAATTTCAAGAAAAAATAGATTTATTTGTTGAAAAAGGATATGAAGTTGTTGTTATATCAAAAGAATTAACTAAATTAAACAAACAAGCAAATTTGGCTATAAGCGGAGGAACAACTCCTTCTGCTGATTTACAAAAACAAATATCTGATTTAAATAATCAAATCTCAGATTTAGATTTAAAATCAGAATCTTTAATTAATTCAAATCCTGATTTATTTACACCTTATTCTGAAACAAGAAATACTCATAACAATGTATATGATACTATAATTGAAGGATATGAAGTTATAAATGAATATGGAGATATTGCATATACCTTAAAAGATACAAATGAGAGATTAAATATTATGAAAGATAAATTAATGTTTCAACCTGCATTTTTTTCTGGAGACAAGGTAGATTTTAGAGAAAGATTGAAATTTATACAAAAATGTACAAAACCGGCAAGTAACGGAGAAGGTTCTGGCTATGCATTTACAAAAGCCCCTGTTTGTCATATTAGACTTGGAAGTTGGTTTAATCATGATGTAATAATTACAAGTGTACAGTATAATTATGAAAATTCTCCCTGGACATTAGACAATAGAGGACAAGTTCAGCCTATGTATGTTTCGATAACTTTAAGTTTCAACATTGTAAGTGAATGGCATAATCAAGATAAATCAAGAGAAAAAGTTAAAATGGTTCCGTTAGCTGATTCAGAGAGTGGATTTTTTGGAGGAGACCCAAAAAGTAATATTTAAATATTTATTTAAATAGTATAAATCTTGAGTTAATAGAAAGGGGTTCGGGAAATATGTTCCAATATTATAACAATACTTTTGATATTGAATTTTTTAAAATACATAATTCGATTAACGTACAATTGTTAACTCAAAAAGTACTAATGAATCAGTATTTAATAAATTTGTGACTAGAGAGTGTGCCTTTAACTATGCATAAAATAAATAGTTATGAATTTAATTTAATGTTAGAGATATATTAATATTTGGATTATTTTATTAAATAAATATCAAATAATAAATTATTTAATGAAATTAATGAATTGTATAATAATAAAAAATGTTGGAAAGATATTTATTAAGTATTGTAATTGTTTTATTTTTATTTTAAAAAATTTAAAAATTATTATTAATATAGTTTTATTAATTCAATGATAAAATATTTGATTTTCAATCAAAAGTCTTAAGTTCAATTTTTAAATAAAATAATAAGTTAACTTAATAGATTATTTAATTAAATTAATCATAAAAATTTAGTATATTATATTTAAAAAAACATAAACTTTTATTATAAAAAATATAGTTATTAAAAATTTATTTGTTATAAACCTAAAATTTAAAAAATGAAAATCTTTATTTAAAATTTTAAATTTCATAATTTTATCTTTTTAAAAAATAAATATAAATTTTTTTAAACTATAATCAATACATCAATTATTCTTAAAATTAAATTTTGTTTATTATAAATTTGATTATATGTTTTATAAATGTTATTCTAATAAATATTTAAAAAATTTTAAAAATAAAATCAACTATAAAACTAAAATATATTGTTTATTTATTATAGCATAATTTATAAAAATTTTTATTTAAATAATAAATTTAAATAAAATTTTTTTAATTATGGTGTTTTTTTTTTTAAAGTTATTATAAATATAAAATATAAAAATATATTAATTTTTATTATAATAGTGTAGATAATTATTGTGATATTTATTATGAAAATTATATTACGTGAAATTTTAAATTATAATTTATATTTAAGAAATATATATAAAGAAGAGAAATTTATTTTAAAATAAAAATAAAATATTTAAATTTTAATTTTAAAAAAATAAATTATTATATAGATATAAGAGAACAATATAAATTTTATTATATAAAAAAAAAGTTTATTAATAAAATTATTAATGAATTTAAAGAAAATTATAATTTATTATAAAAAAGTGTCTTATAATTTAAATATTTATAGTAGTTTAAAAATAAATAAAAAAAATTATTATTTTAAGACCGACTGTAGAAGCATCGAAACGCGGTCTTGGATTTTTGAAAGGCTCATATCAAGACAAGCTACAACCATATATGATACCATTATTAGAGCAAATTGAATATTACATAGGTAAATCAAAGCTCGAATATTTATTACAAAACAATATAATTCAAATTGATGCTATAGAATTCTTTCGAGGAAGAAACGTGTCTGATGCGTATATTATTCTTGATGAAGCACAAAACGCAACAGAAAAACAAATAAAACTGATAATGACAAGATTATGCGAGAATAGTAAACTGATTATTATAGGTGATAGTGACCAAGTAGATTTACCAATCAACGAATCCGGCGCTTTGCAAAAAATTATTTCACTACTTTATGAAGTAGAAGGTGTTGGTATCGCAAACATGGATTATACAGATGTGCAAAGATTGCCAATAGTTAAGAAAATATTAGAGATATTTGCAAAAAATCTAAATGATGGTGTATAATATTATGGTTACATTATGGGAGATATAAATGAAAAGTAAACATAATACAATATTAGATTATTTTAAAAAGATAAATGCAAATTCGGCATATATTATTGGTTTTATACTGGGTGATGGACAAATTGGAGTAAATGATTCTGGAAATTACTTTCTAAGAATAAATTTACACGAAAAAGATGTAGAAATACTTGAATTTATTATTAAGGAAATATCTCCAACAAGAAATATTAATTCTTATAAATATACTCAAAAAAGTGGATTAGTTACGCCATACAAATATATCAAAATTACATCAAATGAATTATTAACACCTTTAATCAAACTTGGTATTGTTCCAAGAAAAACAGGAAAAGAAATATTTCCAGACATTCCTAAAAAATATATTCCAGATTTTTTAAGGGGTTTATTTGATGCTGATGGTTCTTTGGCTATAAAAAATAAAAAAAGCTTGAGTGGGGCTTTGCATTACGGTTATGTTTTTACATATACTTGTGCTAGCAAACAACTTTTAGAAGATATAAAAACTTATTTTGGTTTTGGAAAAATAGAAAAATCTACAGGATGTTTTAAATATGTTGTAAATAGATTGGATGATATAGAAAAAATTGGAAAAATATTTTATTACAACAATAATAACTTCTCATTAAAGAGAAAAAAGGACAGGTTTGATAAAATACCTAAAAAAACAAAATATACAGCTTTTGGAGAGATAAAAACATTAATGGAATGGTATAGAGATAGTAGATGTATAGTGTCAAAAGACACCATTAGATATAGAATTAATCATACGCAATTATCGTTTGAAGAATGTATTTCATTACCACAAAAATCAAAAACCAAAGATATGTATGCTAGAAATAAAAATATTAATAGAAAACATGTTAAAAATATATATTATGCGTATGGAGAAAACAAATGAAAGTAGCAATTGTTGGTAGTAGAGATATAACAGATTATTCTATTTTAGAAGAAGCTGTTAAAAAATCAGGCTTTAAGATTAAAGAGGTTGTAAGTGGTGGCGCAAAAGGCGTTGATTCGTTAGCAGAAGATTTTGCTGGTCAAAATAAGTTAAAATGTACTGTTTTTAAGCCAGATTGGAATAATATATCCTCTCCAAACGCTATTGTTAAAGTTAATAACTATGGTAAACAATATAATGTGTTAGCTGGATTTGAAAGAAATACAAAAATTGTAGAATATTGTGATGCTATGATAGCTATTGATAATGGAAGTAATGGAACTAATGATAGTATTTCAAAAATGAAAGAAACGGGCAAACCATTATACGTGCATTCAATGCATTCAAACACAGAATTGGATGTATATAAATTTTGATAGTTTTATCTTTATTCGACGGAATTAGTTGTGGACAACTAGCATTAGAAAGAAGTGGTATACATGTAGACAACTATTATGCTTCTGAAATCAAAAAATTTGCCACAAAACTAGTTGCAAAACATTTTCCGAAAACTATCCATTTAGGAGATGTAACCAATATTATAACACCACCAAAAGCAGATTTATTAATTGGTGGGTCTCCATGCCAAGACTTATCACCTTGTATGAAAAATAGAACAGGACTAAATGGTAGTAAGAGTATATTATTTTGGGAATATATAAGAATACTTAACATTGTTAATCCAAAATATTTTCTTTTAGAAAATGTTGCAAGAATGCCACAAAAAGATAGAGATATTATTACTAAAGAGGTTGGAGTACAACCAATTCAAATCAACTCATCTCTTGTATCAGCACAGTTAAGAAGTAGATATTACTGGACAAATATACCAAATATCACTCAACCAAAAGATAAAGGAATTAAGTTACAAGATATTTTAGAGTATGGATACACAGATAGAGAAAAAGCTAGATGTCTAACTGCTAGGAACGGATATGAAAAACTAGTAATTGGGCAAAAGTATATGATAGATACAAAAGGGGTCATTTTAACACAATTATATTTAATGATATTAGTTTAGATTGGACAAAAGGGATTCGACATTTTACTACACTAGAACGAGAAAGATTGCAAACATTACCAGAAGGATACACGATAGGACTCACATATAACCAAGCCGCTGATGTAATAGGCGATAGATGGACAGTCGATGTTATATCACACATTTTCAACTTTATGGATAAATAACATGCCAACATATGAATATGAATGTGAAAAATGTAAAATACGATTTGAAATATCACATTCAATTAAACAACCACCACTAGAAGATTGCCCTAAATGTAAAGCGGTTAAGTCTCTAGAGCGGTTAATATCTGAACCATTTATGATAATAGATAAAACTCCAAAAACTTTAGGGTCTATGGCTGATAAAAATAACCGTACTATGGGTAAATATAAACTAGAAGATAAAATACAAGAAAATATAGATAGAAAAAATAAAGCACAAGATAAGCTTTTAGAAGAATCTGAAAAAATTACAGGAGTAAAACCAGTTGATAAAAGAAAAATAAAGAAAAGTTGGTTTAATAAGGATTCTAATAATCCAACAAAGTTAGCTAAATTAACTAAAGAGCAAAAGAAAAATTATATAGAAAAAGGAAAGTTACCATAATGTCAACAACATCTCCTCATAAAGCGGTGGTTTTAATAAAAATTGAAGTACATGATATTTTACCAACTGGAGAATGTTCTGGTAATCCTGTATCAAACGAAGTTTTAAAAGAATATGACTTACTACCAAATATGTTATTGTCTGTAGATGGTATAGATATGGATGATTGTTTACGTAATCTTAAAAATAAAATAGAGGTATGGCGTGGAAAAACAGAATAAAGAGGAAAATGGTATAAAATATGTAATATGGAATAAAAACGATAATACTTACACACTAATCTGTTCTTCTTGCGAAACTAAAATAATAAAATTATTGGAATTAAATGACGGTGATGAATGGGTCACGTATAAGGCAGTTTGCCATAAATGTGGAAATTTTTCCTTTAATAAAAAACTAAAAGGTAAAGTGGTGTTTATTGCAGAAGAAAATGGTGGAAATGTTATAGATATAGAATATACAGAAGATTTAGTTGGTAAATTAACTATTTTAAAGGTAAAATAATGTCAAATACAAAATATAATTACACAAGAAAGTTTATTACAAGTAGTGGTCAAATAACAACTGATGATAACAATAAAGATATTGTAGCAAAAGAAGTAATTAATGATGATACTAAAAACATTAGATATTATATTAAATTTATTAAAGGGAGGATTTTAAATCCTAGAAAATCAGACTACTATAGAAAAAAAACGTATGCAGAATTTAGAATGGTAAAAACAGAAGTATACTCTAGTTATATTAAATATTTAATTAATGGTGGCGAATCATATTTAAGAGCGGCTGAAAGAGGAATGGTATAATGAAAACACTTACAAAAGCACAAGAGGATTATATATTAAACAATTTTGACAAATTATCTGTATCTGAATTAGCTAATGATACCGGATGTTCATTACCAACAATAAGAGCAAAAGTTAAAATTCTTAAAAAGAATGTTGTGGTAAAAGAACAGCAAAAAGTTGAAGAATCTAAACCAATACAACAAATTAGAAAACCAGACACACCAATAATGAGTGCTTTTGGTCGCTCTGATAAAAAACAAGCAACAATTATGACTCCGGGTGCCGCTGCTATGTGTGATGATACAAAAAGTAAAAATATCAAAAAGAAAAAAGAACAGAAACATATACATAAACCATTTGGAGGATAATAATGTTAACTTTTAATCCAGATGATTTTATAAATGAGCGTTTTGAATCACAACCTAGATGGGTTGTTACATTATCAGATGGTAGAAAAGTGTATCAAGATGATGATAGACCCGGGGTTACGCCAAGTAGTGCGTGGATACGGTTGGGTATTTTTTTAGAAAAAAACCCAGATTTATCAATTGTTGACATGACTATTGGGTTTCGAAGTCATATAGTAGACGTAGGGAAGAACGCAAAAGGATATTTCTTTTCCAAAAGCCTGATGGCTAGTGCTGGAACAAATGAGGTTATGGGGTTTTTTGTTGTCGGAACATTAAGTGAATATGGGTTGCGTGTAAAAAAATATTTAATTCCAGAAATTGAACAAGTGGAAGAAGAAGTCAGATATCCACTTGAGGGAGAATCTTTAATATGTCAGAAAGACGTACTGAAAAATTTAGACATAAGTCTATTACCTCCACCATATACTGTACAGACGCTCAGTATCTTGCCGAATTAATGTGCGTAAGACAAGCAAAACAAAAGAAAATAATTTTATTAGAAAGATTTTGGAATAAAGATTCTTGGAAATTAATATATAAAAAACAGATGTTAGCCGCTAATAACTTGTTGAAAGCGTATGAATTTCAAGCTATATTAAACGCTTTAAATCAAAAGAATTATCAATGGGTTTCTTCATTATGGTACAAGGAACTTCCATCATTAATATCACAAGAACAAGACAAAATTAATATAGAAAAAGAACAGCTTGAAAAAATTAGAGCAAAAGAAATGCAACAAGAAATTGATAAATTAAAAGAAGAATATATGCTACCAAAAGAAACTATAGTTACACCGTTTGGTTCTAAAAAGAAAATATTAGATTAATTATGGCAAAAAAAACAAAAGAAGAAAATAATATATCTGTTGATTATAGAGAACAGATACGTAAAAGTATCATATCAAAATATGGTGAGAATATTTCTAAAGAAGCAAGCATATTAAATAATGAAAAGAAAATAATAATACCATTATCTCCAGCTTTAGATAGAGGATTAAACGGAGGAATACCAGAAGGTAGTTGGTGTATATTTTCTGGACCCCCAAAAATGGGTAAAACAACATTAGCATTGCAATTAGCAGCTAATGCACAAAAAGAAGAATATGGTAACAAAACTGTATATTATATAGATGTAGAGGGTAGATTTAAAAAAATGAATCTATCCACAGTTAATACATTAAATCAAGACAAATTTGAATTAATTAGGTCAGAAAAGGGAAAAATTTTATCAGCAGAAGATTTTCTAACAATAGCTATGGATATTATTAAAGGACACCCTGAGTGTGTTGTAATAATAGATTCAACTTCTGCTTTATGTGCCGCAAAAGAACTTGGTGAAGATATTAAATCATCTGGTAGAAATGAAGGTCCAAAACTTTTAGCTGCTTTTTGCCGTCAAATGGCAAATGTAGTACCAGTAAACAATACTATAGTTATATTAATTCAACATTTGATAGCTAATACTAGTGGATATGGGCCGACAATGATGGAAGATGGTGGTAATAAAGTTAAATATCAAGTTGATGTTAAATTACGTGGTAAGGGTGCAGAAAAATGGTTAAACACAGACGATGAACAAATTGGACAAATTGCTAAATGGGATATAACCACATCTGCATTAGGGGCACCATCATCTACAGTAGAAAGCTATATTAGATATGGTTATGGTATTGATGATATAATGGAGATTATACAACTATCTACAGATTTTGGTGTTATTAATAAAGCTGGAGCATGGTATAGTTTTGATTATAACGGCGAAGAAGTAAAAGCACAGGGTATTGAAAAATTACACGCCAAATTATTGGAAAACAAAGAATTATTATCCTATATAAATGATAAAGTGAGTGTATTATGAATCAATTTATAATTATAACTAATAAAAATTATGACGACCTTTATTATACTGAATATACACCGATAGAAACATCTCTTTCAAAAGATGAATTGCAAACACTACTTGAGTCATTCTTTAAAAACGTTAATCAATCAGATACTCTACTAAAATACGAGGAAAGAATGAGAATTCCTAATACAAATATTTTAATAGAATGGAGATATATTATTAGTACATATCATATAAATAAAAATATATGGATACACGAATTTAATTGTCCAGAAATTCTAACTATCCAAGAATGGTTTGAAAAATATAAAAATGAAAATTAGAGATTTAGAAGGAAAAGAACATGTATGGAATCTAAACAATTTTATTGGTAATGATAAACGAAAATGTTCGGATTATCATGCTCGTGCCAGAGAAATTCTTAAACAAAGATTCCCGTGTGAACAAATATTAGAAGAAGTTTCATTACCCGGCACCAATTTATTTGGTGATTTTTATATTCATAAGCAAAGATTGATGATTGAGGTTCAAGGCGAACAACACACAAACTATATCCCATTTTTTCATAAAAATAAACAACATTTTGGAAAATCTAAAAATAGAGATAAGATAAAAAGTGAATGGTGTGAAATAAACGGAATAAAACTAATAGAATTTCATTATAATGAAAGTGATAAAGAATGGTTGGAGAAACTGTAGATGAGCGTATAGTTAAGCTAGATAAAATGTTAGATGAATTTTCAGAAAAAACAGGTGTAAAGTTCATCAAACCTAATACAGTAGATATAATAATAAATCAATCACAAGAAGATATTCGCGGATTATCAGAAGAAGACTGTTTAGAACAGTCTTATATGTTATATAGACACGCTGGATATGTACAAAAAGAGTCTAATAGACTTGATGCTAGAATAAGATGGTTAAAAAGATGTATAGAAATTGAAACAGCAGATAAAATTAAAACATATGGAGATAAATACACCTCTTTCCAAGAAAGAACTATTCTTTTAAATGGCGATAAAACAAATCCTTATATGAGTAAATTACAAGATTTATTAATGCATTGTGAAATAAGAAAAGAAGAATTATCATTTATATCTTCTAGAGTGTCTGCTATGGCATCTTTGTTAGAAAACGCAAAAAGAATAAAGGGTAGGCAAAAATGGGAACAATAAAATTACTAAAAGAGGCTATATTAGAACAAAACTGGGATAAAGTAAAAGAATTTTATTATGAGTTTACCGGCGAGAGTATAGATAGTAATGTAAAAAATATTACTAAAAAAGAATATTCTGAAAACTATATAGTGCAAATAAAAAATAATAATAAAAAACAGATTAAAAAACAAGTAGTTGTAGATACTAGTACTGGAGAAACGAAAAATTTCGGAGTATTCGAACCTGTTAATCCAGATAAAATTAAAAGTGTTGGTAATTTATGGAATCCAGATGACTATATACCGTCTATTCCCAAAGAGGAAGAAGAAGAAAATAAAAAAACACAATATAAAAATAAACAAACTAAAAATATTAAAACAAAACCATTTAAAATGGTAGTTGTAACATGTAGAAGTTGTAATAAACAATTTGAAGTAAATCCAGCGTTTGCAAAAGATAAATTTATTTGTGATAAATGTATTAAAGGGAAAGTAAATATATGACAAAACTAAGTGATGTTGGTGCAGAAAGAGCAATATTAGCAGGTATATTCCAATATGGAAAAGATGCTTATATTGATGTATCAGAAATAATAGATACAACAACATTCACATTAGAAGGTAATCAATTAATTTATAAGTGTGTTGAACAAGCACTTAAAAATAATCCAAAATTAGATATAGCTGTATTTTTATCTGCCGCTCATGATTTGGGATATACAGAATTCTTTAAAGAAAAAACAGAATTAGAATATATACGTTCTCTAATTAATCTTCCAATAGAGTTAGAAAATGTTGGCTTACAAGCAAAGAAAATAAAAAAACTAGAAATAGGAAGAATATATCAAAATAATCTAAAAAAAGCATACAACTATTTAGAGAAAATTTCTGGAAATGAACGCTTAGATGAAATTATAGCTATTGCAGAAAAACCTATTTTTGATTTGGCTAGAGATTTTAAACAAGGAAATGATGAAAGACCGCGATTAATCGGTGAAGATATAGACCAATATTTAAACTATCTTATCTCGAACCCAAATAAAAAAACTGGTATTCCTAGCCCGTGGGAAAAATATAATGACGCTATTGGTGGTGGTTTTAGAAGAAAAACAGTTTCTCTGATATGTGCAAGACCAAAAGTTGGTAAAAGCGTAATAGCAGACAACTTAGCTATTCATGTTGCCGGAAGATTAAATATACCTGTTCTTATGTTAGACACAGAAATGTCTGTGGAAGACCATCATAATAGGTTATTAGCATATTTTTCTAAAACACCAATTAACGTAATTGAACGCAGTAAGTTTGTGAATAATAAATTCCAAATGGAAAAACTACAACGTGCAGCAAACACTATAAAAAATATACCATATACCTATAAATCAATAGCTGGCAAAAAATTTGAAGAAGTGTTATCATTAATTAGAAGATGGGTATATCAATCTGTTGGATTCGATAGTAATGGAAGAACGAATGATTGTTTAATTATATATGACTATTTTAAGCTTATGGACGTTTCTGCATTAGATAAAATGCAAGAATATCAAGCTTTAGGTTTTCAAGTATCTGACATGCATAATTTTTGTATTGAATACGATGTACCGGTTGTTGCTTTTGCACAATTAAATAGAGATGGTATTGATAAAGACCTAACAAGTAGTGTTAGTCAATCAGATAGATTGGTATGGTTGTGTACAAATATTAGTATCTTTAAAGCTAAAACTCAGGAAGAAATATTAGAAGACGGAGAAGAAAACGGTAATAGAAAACTTATTCCTTTAAATGCTAGACATGGACCCGGTATTGATGATGGCAATTATATCAATATGTATATGCAGGGTCAATATGCTATGATTGAAGAAATGAGAACTAATGCAGAAGTTAAATTACAAGGTAATGGTGACACGGGATTTGGAATAAAAAATGAATCTACAGAAAATTATCAAGATTCAAGAATTAGCGTGTGAAAGAATTGATGAGATATTACAATATCTAAATATAGAATATATAGAACATCATAAATATTACAGTTTTCCGTGCCCTATTCACGGTTCTGATAACAAAGGTTCATGTTCTATCTATAAAACAACTGGTATATGGGGGTGTTGGACAAACAGTTGTCAAGAAGAGTATGGTAAGACATTTTTTGATTTTATAAAAGCGGTATTTATTTCACAAGGAAAACAAAAAACTATATCAGAAATAGCCACATTGTGTGCTTATATATTAAAAACAGACTTATCTAACATAAAAGAAATAAAAGACTATGAGTTAAAAATTTCTTCAACGAAAATAGTTAATGAGTTAATAAAAGAACGTAAACTATTATCTAGCAAACTGTTAAGAAAAACAATTAGAGAAAAATTATATATTCCAGCCCAATATTATATAAAACGTGGGTATTCTGAAGAAATACTTGATAAGTATGATGTGGGATTATGTACCACGTATGGGAAAGAAATGTTTGCCAGAATTGTTGTTCCAATCTATGATGATAGTCACAAATTTATGGTGGGTTGTGTTGGTAGAAGTCAATATAAACAGTGTGAAAAATGTAAAACATATCATTCGCCCAACTATAATTGTCCTTCTAACAAATTAGAAGAAATGTGGGCTGTAAAATGGAAAAATAGTAAAGGGTTTCGTGTTGATAACTATCTATACAATTACTGGTTTGCTAAAGAATATATAAAACAATCAAAAACAGCTATTTTGGTGGAGGGTCAAGGTGATGTTTGGAGATTAGAAGAAGCTGGTATTAAAAATAGTTTAGGTGTTTTTGGTGCTAATATAACAGATGGTCAAAAGATAATTTTGGAAAAATCAGGTGCTTATAATTTAATTATTGCATCAGATAATGATAAAGCTGGAAATAATTTTCGTAATAAAATACATGAAAGATGCTCTAGAACATACAATATTATAGATGTTTTTACCACTAAAAAAGATTTTGGTGAAATGACTATAGAAGAAACAAAACAACTAATGAAAGGTATTAAAGAATGTCCAATATTTTAGTATTAGCAGGCTCTAAACAATCTGGGAAAAGCTCATCAGCTAAATTTTTATATGGTCATATTATGAAAAAATATGGTGCTATACGTTATTTTGATATTACAGAAGATGGAAAACTGTTAGTAAATTCATATTATGATAATAACGGCGATGTACAAGAAGAACAAGGTGAGCTAGATATAGAACGAAAAGATTATGATTTTTATATGTATGCTGAAGAAACAATATGGCCACATATAAAATTATATAATTTTGGAGATAACTTAAAAAATGCTGCATCTAATATATTTGGTATAGAACCAGAATTATTATGGGGTAGTAATGATGATAAAAATACACCCATAAATATAAAATGGTCTGATGTTGCTTTTGCTTTATTACCTAAAGAAATAGAAGATTTGAAGAAACATGGTAAATTTTACAACCAAATGACCGTAAGAGAATTTTTACAAGTATTTGGAACTAAAGTATGTAGAAGAATACAAGATACATGTTGGATTGAAAGATTAATTGAAAAAATGGTTAAAGAACAATCAGAGTTAGTTGTAATTGCAGATTGTAGATTTGTTAATGAAGTAGAAACTATGAAAAAGGTGGGAGCTAAAGTAATTAAATTAACAAGAAAAATTGATAATGATAATAGTGAGTCTGAAGTAGATTTAGATAATTATAAAAACTTTGATGCTGTTATTGATAATAAAAACATGACTATTCATGAAAAAAATATCAACTTATTTAATATTCTGAAGCAATGGGGCTGGGTAGAAGGTGAAATATAATGTTATATTGTGCTTGCGGATTAGCAAGATGTGGAAAATCAACTTTTGCAAACTGGTGGGTTACCAATCATGATAAAAGAACTATAGTTTCTGGAGATGATATTAGATTAGCATTAACAGGACAAAGATATAATCCTGCCGCAGAACATATTGTCCAATCACTAAAATATACTTTTATACGCGCTATGTTACTAAGAAATTTTACTGTTTTCCATGATGGAACTAATACCACATTAAATAGTGTCCATAATATGGAAAAATTAGCTGAATCTGTTAATGAAAAAATAACATGGGTGTATTTTAATACACCGTTAGATGAATGTCAAAGAAGAGCAAAATTGCACCATCAAGATGATTTGCTAGAAGTTATAGATAGAATGTCAAAAAATATTATACAAACAAAACAATATATAACACAAAAATATTATGGAGATGGACCTATAATTATACCAGCATCAAAAATAAAACAATGTGTTATTCGTCATGAAATAGATGAAAACAATAATGTTAATTTAATTATGGAACGTGATATAACATCAAAAATGATAACAAAAAGTAAAACTAATCTAATAATAGTAAATTATTATTCATAAATATGAAATGGATTATAGAAAAAGGTGTCTTTCCAGAAGAAGAAGAATACCTCATAGAAACATTAAAAGATAACGATATATCTTATGGATATTATAAACCAGATGGTGATTATACTCCAGATAGACATATTTTAAGATGTTCTTGCAAATCACTACAAACACAATCAACTTTTATATCGTTATTTATATATCATGTAATATCGTGTATATTATTTAATAATAATATGTTAAATAATTTTTGTTATGTGGGTAATGCAGAAGATATTCTAAATAAAGAAGAAAAAATATTTTCAACATTTGGTGTTAATGATAAAATCTGGGTTAAACCAGATAACCCATATAAACTATTTAACGCGGAAATTATCCATAAAAAATGGATATATAAAATATTCAATATGATATCAAAAGATATCAATATGAATAACTTTCCGTGTATTGTAGCAAAACCACAAGAAATTATATCAGAATATAGGTTTTTCTTTAAAAAAACCAGAATATTATCATGTTCTTCTTATAAAATTTTTGGAGAAGTTGAGTTTACAAACCCAATTAATAGATATGTATATAATTTTGCAGAAGAAATGGCGTTTCTATATTATAATGAATTAAATATGGGGTGTAAATCTTTACATACCATTGCTGACAATTTATGGACAATGGATGTTTGCGAATTATCTAATGGTGATATAAAAATAGTAGAATTAAATAGTTTTTATTCTGCTGGATTTTATAATTGTGAAATTAATGATATAGTAAAAGGAATATTAGAATAATGATAGTTGTGTATTTTCGTTCATCTTTATTAGGTAGTTGGGATTTTTGTCAACATAAAACATATATTAGTTATGTTCTAGGACATTTAGAAGAAGCTAATGCAAAAGCTGTATTGGGAACTATGACACATAAAGTATTGGAATTATTAGCTTTATGTAAAAAGAGAGACCAAGAGAAAGGTAAAGATGATATTGTGGATGAATGTGGGTTATCTTTACCGCATAATTTTGATATTTGGAAACCTTCTAATATAAAAATGTTATGTGATGCATCATTTGATTATTATTCTAATAAAAGTAAAAAAGAATTTTCTAAAAAAGACAGAGCTTCCATAGAAGAATGGATAAATATTGTCTTTAATCATAAAAATGGTGCTTATGACCCACGTAAAAGAAATATTTTTGAAGCAGAAAAACACTTCGATTTAGAGTTAAAAAAGTCGTGGGCCTCATATGAATATATGTTAAATCAAGAAAAATTTTCTACAAATCTGAGAATTAAAGGAACTATAGACTTGATAACAAGCGTGGGAAATGATACAATAGAGGTAATAGATTGGAAGGGACTACCAATAGAAACAAAACTACCCACTCCAACAGGATTTACTACTATGGGAGAAATTAAGATTGGAGATACCGTTTTTGACCAATATGGTAAAAAATGTAATGTGGTTGGTAAATCACAAGTTAAGGTAAAAGATTGTTTTAAAATTACATTCGATGATAAAACATCAGTTGTATGCGATAATGAACATTTATGGAAATTAAGTGATGGTACAGTTAAACCAATTACAGAACTATCTATTAATGATACAATTAATATTGTAAAAACATTAGACGTTAATAATCAAGAATTATTAACAGACCCATATAATATCGGATGTCATCAGACACACACTATAATTGGTAAGCTGTTAATGGTATTACCAACAATTAATACAAATAAAGTTAGAACTATAGTTTCTATAGAACCAAGTCCGGCTTGCGAAACACAATGTATATCTGTAAATAGTCCAGACAATACGTACTTATGTACGGAAAATTTTATTCCGACACATAATACAGGAGCCTCTAGAAAAAATTGGGCCACAGGTAAAATTAAAGAATATGAAGATTTCTGTAAAGATACCCAGTTGATGTTTTATTATTATGCATTACGTCAATTATACCCAAACAAAAATATTCTGTTTACTATAAATTTTATAAGATGTGGTGGTCCTTACACATTATGTTTTGATGATGAGGATATGGTAAAATTAGAAAAATTTATAGAACAGCGAGCAACAGAAATGTGGAATACCAATCAACCAAAATTGTTATCAAATAAACAAACGGATTTTAGATGTACTAGGTTGTGTGAATATTACAAAAATAATTGGCCGGGAACAGACCAGAACATGTGTATGTTTGTACACAATCATATTAAAACACACGGTATTCAAAACACTACAGAACAATTAATGTCTAACGGATTTAAAATTGGAACGTATAACGCCCCGGGAGAATAATATTTTTTCTTTTATTATAGAGAGTTGATATATGAATTGGTCACCATTACATAATTTTACACATTATTCTACAGGATTAGCGTTATCAAAACCAGAAGACTTGATAAAAAAATGTGTAGAATATGATTATAAATCTTGTGCAATTACAGATGATTGCAGTTTATCTGGAGCAATCTCATTTCATTCTTATGCTAAAAAGGCTGGAATAAAACCTATTATTGGAACAAAAATGGGTGATGTAATTCTTTTAGCTAAGAATAAAAATGGGTGGAAAAA